AGTATATCCTACGGTAGGGTTTGTCCTCGTGGGTGTGTCCTTGTTTTCCGGCGGAATCCTTTCCAAAGATATGGAATCCGGGTAGTGCCCCGTATGGGTGGAACTCAACGGGTAGACCCATTAGCTCTGACATCTGATTCATTAAGCTCTTATATAACTGACCAAAGTTAGCTTCAAGCACTGGGTTTGTTTTATCGGCTAGCCCAGCATATTCCATTAAGTCATCTAAGTATACTGATGCACCAAGTGTATTAAAGAATCCTCGCTTGGTGAATGAATCACTCAATGAAAGCACGGTATCCGAAACTTCCTTAGCTTCTGCCTCCGTTAGTATTTGGTTGTCGTATATCATATCAAATATCCTCGTCTTCGTCTTCCTCTACCCATTCAAAGTTAAGCTCGTCTACCTCTAGCTCTTCCCGGACTTCTCGCATTAGCATCTTGCCGATTGGCAAGTTAGTGTAGTCATAGAACAATTCTCCGTCATCATTCATTACTATGAACATATAGTTCGGGAAGTGCTCGGATAAGATAGCCCGAACGTTCTCGTGTACATCCTCATGGTATTCTGAATTAATCGACATCAATAACTTCTGCTTCTTTCAGTTTCCGGATCCGGTCCTCTGCCGCCTTGGCGGTAGCCTCGTAGTCCTCTTGGGTATATACTTTCCGGTCCTCGGTGATATTGGTTGCCTCACCCCGGGCGGTCAGTGCTTCCCGTGCGGCATTAGCTTTAGCTATTGAAAGTTCTTTAAGATCCCGGAACGTAGCTTCTAGTTCCCCGGATTCTAACCGGTCCCGGACTATCTCAATGAGGTCCTCCTCTAAGCTGGACATATCTAAGTAGTTCTTAGCGGCTATCCTTCCGGACAGTTCCCGGAACTTACCTATGTGATCTGCATAGTCCGTAAGAACTGAGATGACAGTATGTCTATCGAAGCCGTATTTCTTAACTAGCCGGGTCTGACTAGATCCTGTGGCATACAGGTATAGCATCTTAGCTACCCGTTCAGGTGCAAACCTACTTAGACTATTCAGCTTACTGAACTCCTTCTGTTCAGATATGTCCTGAATGGACGTGGTTATCTCCTGCATTAACTCTTCCTTCTCTTCCATTTAATATAAAGTATTCTATACTAGCACTTAGGTGTCAAGCCCAATGTATGATACAATACACCTGTGGTACATAAGAAACCTTTCTGCCGTAGGCGAGAAAGAGTAATGATGATCAAGAGAACTCCTTATGTATCACCTGTTTGATAGTGGCTGTCAAGTCCAAAAACCTATGAGTGGCATATTTTTTTATACCCATGTTTATGTATATAGAGAGATGTCGCCGCAAAAAGTTCTGACCCCCTCCCCCCATGTCGAGGTAATGAGACTGAGACTCAATATCAATAGGCACCGAACTCCAAATGAGACAGGGTCGCAAAAAGTCGGGCTGTAGTTTTAATGAGACTGGGACTCAGTAGCACCTAAGAATCATTCTAATGTTCCACGTGGAACAATTTATTTCTCCTATAAAGAAAGTATCTTAGGGGGTGAATATAGGATGAGACTGACTCTCAATAACCCTTACTGCGACTGAATCTCATTAGGTATGGCATCGCCTCTGACGGCTCCCGTCTGACCTCGAGGGGTAGGGTGCCATCTGAAAATCGGACGGGTTAGAGGGGCATTGACGGCTCATTAAGGGCTATAAGATATTACGTAAGTCGTTGATAGAAGTCATAAGTCATTGATAGCAATTGCATAAGTCATTGGTAATGGTATGTTCATTTATTTGTATTTCTTGCAGAAAAATCACTAAATCTGGTTGACCCTCATTTTGTTATCGACTGTTCACATTCTATCCACCATATTAAATCCATCATCTAATTATAACCTACTGAATAACACACTAAATAATACTAAATATGAGCACTAAAAAAGCAAAGATCGACCTGCACGAAACCATTACAAACCGCTTCATTGAGGCACTAGAAAAGGGCACTAATCCGTGGACGAAACCGTGGAAAAGCAACGGTGCAGGCGGTGCCATGACGGGGCAATTTCCCGTTAATGTCTCATCAGGCAGGCAGTATCAAGGCATCAATACTTTGATGCTTTGGATGGAAGCTAATGCACAGGGCTTTCAGTCCACTACATGGGGCACCTTTAAGCAATGGAAAGATAAGGGTGGCATGGTTCAAAAAGGGGAGAAGGGCACACCCGTGGTCTACTGGGGGGTGCTCTTTTTCCAACATGGTGCCGGTGGTAAACTGGGCAAAAAGCTCATACCGGGGAAGCCGCACAGCATGGCAACACTCGAGGCTATGGCACGGGCTGGCAAGATCAAGAAGGTGATGTATGAAAAATATTCAACCGCTTTCAATCAAGATCAGACCGATCTCAAGGAGGAAGTCGAGCAGGTGCCTGCTGTAACGGGTGACGTGATGCCTCACGAGGAACCCGAGTTCAAAGCCTGCAACGAGACAGTTTGCCGTTGGATAGGTGACGAAGGTATCGGCACAGATGGACACGGCGGAAGTCGTGCCTGCTACAATCCCAGCCTCGATAGCATCACGATGCCAATCATCATTCAGTTCAATAGCCCAGCGGAATACTACCACACGTTTTTCCACGAGATGGCACACAGCACGGGGCACAGCTCACGGCTTGACCGCCTCGAGCCTGCAAGCTTCGGGTCTGACCCCTATGCCAAGGAGGAACTGGTCGCTGAGTTGACCGCTTCCTTCCTCTCAAATGCTCACGGCATTTTTGCTAAGACTGAGGATAACTCGCAAGCTTACTTTAAGAACTGGGCGGACGTGCTCAAGGCGGACAAGAAGCTTATCTTTAAGGCATCCAGAGAGGCTCAGAAAGCCTTTGATCTGATCACGAATGTCTAACCACTCACAACGGGTCAGCCCCCATTCTGGGGGCACCCACAACCCACACACACAGCACCTAATACTATGAACGAAAAACTATTCAAAAAATTATACACCGAAATCACAAGGGACAGCAACGACCTCATGGATGGGGGACGTGCCGAACTTGCACTTGAACTGATCACAGAAAACTCTAGCTTCCTCGAGGAGAACTACCCGAACTACTACGGGTGCAGTAACATAGCATTGATAGATGACCTAAGTAAGGTTGTCTTTAAGCAAGACGAGGAGGCTAGCCCTGCCCGTATGCTACTGATAGAGATGGGATATGATCGTTGCCTTGACTGGCTCGCCAAGGAGGAAGCCAAAGCCCACGAGCTAGCGACCAACAGACAGCTACGTAGAGATATAATCTGGGAAGCAAATGGGGGTTCAAAATCATGAGCAACGTATCGCAAATTATCGCTAAAGTTAAATCAGTTTCAGACGAGGAGATTGAGGTCATCTCACTGAGAGAAAAGTTTACCCGAGTCACCACTGGTGGCACCTCTCACTGGACTGACTTCTACTTTGACACCGAAGACAATCTTAGGGAGGTCAAGAAAACTGAAAATTAATTTGACACTCACTAATCTATTCACGTATTATAAACACTCACCTATAAAACCACATAAATATAATGAACAAAAAACTAGTTAAAGCCCTCGAAATAATCACCACCGAAGCGGAGGTATCCGTGCTGGGAGATGACCGCTCTGACCTCCATGTCAAGAAGGTGCTCGCCGCCATAGAGTTCGTTCGTAAAGTTTACGAGTCGCACTGGGACAAGCCCGAGCCATCACCTAAGTTCAAGGCATGGGACTACGTGCACCACGTAAGGAACAAGGAGTGCGACCGCTTCGAGGATCGCCTTCACATCTTTGGCACCGTCATCAAGCAGGAGAACAACAACGTCTGGCTGACTGATGACAACGATACCTGCGAGATCATTCGGGTCTTTGAGGAAGACTTAGACTTTGCTGAGGCACCAAAATACGGGTGGAACTACACCACTGAAGAGTCTTACTTAGCCCGCAAGTTTGAGAAGGGAGCAACCACTCACCTGTCGCTTTACCCTCACTCAAGTAGCGATGAGGAAGCCATCAGATGGCGGTCATATTTCCGCAAGGCATCCGACAATGACTACCCTATCTTAAGGGAGTGTGTCGGAACCAATCACTATCATTACTACATTCGGGAGCTTGGAGTCTTCTGTTCAGAAAATTATTCTTAAGGCTTGACACCCACCTCAAAACGAGGTGATACATAAGAAGCCCAGTCGGAGTATCCGATGGGTCACATAAGAAACCACATACTAAATTATGAATAACAAAAAAGATAAAGACCTATACAAGGGCGGAGATGCTGTCCTTTTTTCTTCAATAGTTTTAGCCTGCTCTGCACTAGGAGCCTTGGTTTTAATCACAGTTCAAATCATCATCAACCAATTCAACTAATGCCTAACCACGTAGCCAACGAACTAGTAATCCGGGGAGACTCCCCGTCCATCAAAGACTTCATCCGATTCTCAAGGGGAACTGGACTGCACTGGAAGGGATCAGACAAGCCTGAGATCGTAAACGATCTGGAGCTTTCTCACTTCGTGCACCCTGACCTTGGTCGAAGGGGCAAGGAACTCTTGATGCCTTACTCAGCCCTAGCAACGGGCGAGCCAATGGGATACGACTGGTGCACAAACAACTGGGGCACCAAGTGGGGAGCCTACGAGTGTGTGCTCATGGACGAAGACCACCACGGTGAGGGGGAAATCTCTTACCAATTCAACACGGCATGGGAGACGTTCAACAATCGTGTATCGATTGCTATGTCTTCTGCCTTTCCTACTCTAAGGTTTGAGCTTACTTACTTTGAGCCGGGCATGGGGTTCAAGGGAGAGAGAGTATGGAACTTCAATGATGGTCTAGTCATGAAGTGTGTAGATGATTATCGAGACGATGATGATTGCCCTTTTCAATATGAATGTTTAGTATCAGCAGGATAAAATTATGCGAATAAAACTACACACATACCCCGAAGGGGGAGCGAGCCGGATGGCTCAGGATGAGATGGTGTCCAAGCTAACAGGCAAGGGACGTTTTACTGATTGTTATGTCGGAGAGTTGGAGCAAGGAGATGAGTATGTTCTCGATCCTAAGATGCCCTTGCCTTCCATCAGTGCACAGCAGGCAATCAAATATATTAACGACAATGAAATCTCAGTTCACCCTTTGCCCGGTTTGACTTGGGAGCTGAGGAGGAATGGTCTCGCATTATTTACCGGCGAGAAGGGTCAGTCATTGATGGACTGCCTCACTCACATCATTGAGATGGATGAGTTATAGGTTGACAGTAACTAATGAGTCATGCTTCATGTAGGCATGGCTCATTTTTACGACTGCAAACAAGACCCCTTCCTTTGCCTTGATGTGACCACACCGGCACAGGCACGTAAGCAAAGCAAAGTTTACCCATCCGTTACCACCATCTTAGGACTTATCAAAGACCCTTTCCTTGATGCCATCTACCGACCCCGAATGATCACTGACCTAGCCCGGAAGCACCCAACATTTCCTTGGCAGGAACTAGAGAAGCTTTGCTATGGCACCCGGGAGCACCCGGTAACCGGGGACATAATGTATTCAAGTGACTTCGGCACCGCCGTTCACAAGGAGATAGAGGATCAGCTTCAGCACACTTACCTTGAGCCGGGACGAGAGACAAGAGTTGAGACAGCATGGAGCGACCATGCCACCGCCTTCCTTGACTGGGTTGAGAATGAGGGAGTCACACCTCTAGCTACTGAGCACCTAGTTAAATGTAACCGGGTGAAGACCGCCGGATCGATTGACTTCATTGGCAAGGACAGCGACGACTTAGTATTCTTAGCTGACTACAAGTGCCGGACCAATACTAAGGGTAAGGCTAAGACTTATCCGAAGGACTGCTACCAGCTAGCCATTGAGGCGGACATCATTCGCCGGCACCACAAGTTGGACTACCTGCCCGCTTGCATAAGTGTAGTGGTTGACAGCGATACGTGCGAGCACTACCACAAGGAGTGGGCACCGGAGGACTGCGATAAAGGGATACAAATTTTTAAGAATGCATCCAAGCTTTATTGGCTAACCCGAATGTAATTTATGATAGCACCGAATGATAACCTAAATGAAGAACCGATCCGCTTAGACGGGTTGGATGAATGTATAATCGGAACAGATGTCCGGGGATACTTGATCTATGATTACGGCAAACTGCTTAATCATTTTGTAGTAGAAGGCATGGACGAAGGCGAAGCCATGGAGTGGGTTGACTATAACATTATAGGTATGCAATCAGAGAATTTTATTATTCTGTTTGATGACTTTGACCTAGAGATAACCATTGAATGATATGAATAATACCGCACAAGATACATACGAAAACAGATGCAAGGGCAGAGTAGGAGAGGACGTGTTCGAGGACTACTGCACCCGGAAAGGAGTTAAGTTCTACCGGACTGGCTTCGACGAGAAGCAGGATCAGATCCAAAAGTTCTGGATGATTCATCCTACGATGAGGCACATCCCGGACTACCTTATTGAGAACGACAAGGGACAGTTGAGTTGGATACACGTGAAGGGAACACCTCGCCTTAAACTCATTGACCTATTCATCTACTCTCAGTTCGAGCAACAGTTCAAGGGTGAGTGCGGATTCTTCCTAGCCTTTTGTTTCAAGGGACAGGACCCTCACTTCCTTACGTTCCCGGCACTACAGAAGAAGCTGACTGGCTTAACGGTTCAGGAGTGGGACGATGGCAAACAGTATGTTCACCTTCCGCTATGAACTTATACAGGATAGAGTATAAGCACGGCGATATGCCGGAGGACTACGTTGGTTGCACGGAGAAGTGGGCACGTGATGCCGGGCAGGCAATCGGATATGTGTGCAAGGGTAAGCCGGACAAGCAGGGCAACTGCACCACCAAGAAGAATGCAACCCTTACCATACTATCAGTTCAGGAAATTTCCCATTCATCCTAATGACTTACGTTCCCCAAAACAAGTTAGCCCAATGGAGAAAAGAGAATGCCCCGGGCAGGTGCCCTATCCTTAACCGGGTGACTGATGACTTAGTAGTTGACCACGATCATCTCAACGGAGAGATCAGGGCGGTGATTAGCCGGGAAGCTAACACCATGCTGGGTAAGATTGAAAACATTCACCGCAGTATTTGCCGGGGTAACCCAAAGGATTTACCGCAGGTCTTGTTGAACATAGCTGAGTATCTTAAGGCACCGGCATCCGGGATACTTCACCCGGTTGGTATCAAACAATTAACCTCTAGGTTCAAGCGGAACCTCAACAAGGAGGAGCAAGAGTTTGCACTACAAAAGATGGGTGCGAAAAAAAGTGAAATAAGTTGTTGCAAGAATGTGAATGATCGTTCAGCCTTGTATCGAACCTTAGTTAAAACCATATACACTAAATAATGAAAGACGAAGTAACTAAACCTAACCTTCGGGTTAAGCTATCAGCGATTCAAGGATCGCTTAAAGCCCCCAAGGGGCAGACAAATAAGTTCGGTGGATACAACTACCGATCAGCAGAGGACATCTTAAATTCAGTCAAGCCTTTGCTTGGCGAGTGGGGATGCTCTCTTGTAGTAAGCGATGAGATTGTAGAAGTAGCCGGACGTGTCTACGTTCGTGCTTCGGCAACCCTAGCTGACAACGATTCCGAACAGGCTATAGCTTCTCATGCATTCGCACGTGAGGCTGAGTCCAAGAAAGGAATGGACGAGGCACAGATCACCGGGTCAGCATCAAGCTATGCCCGGAAGTATGCTCTTAACGGATTGTTCGCTATCGATGATACGAAAGATCCGGATGCCCTGAACACACATGGCACATCAAACAAACCAAAAACAAAAACACCTAGCTTAGAGGAGCTAATATAATGGAAAAGAAATACGATAACACTAACGGCGGAGCACTGTTCCCCAATGACCGCAAGGAAAAAGATACTCACCCCGATCTACGTGGATCAATTAACGTGGGTGGTGTTGACTACTGGATTAAAGCATGGAAGAAAGATGCTAAGTCCGGTGTCAAGTTCCTGTCACTGGCTGTCAATCCAAAGGATGAGTCAGTAGAGAACAGCAGTCCAGCCGTTAACTCAGACCCATTTTAATAAGTGGAACTGGATGACATCAACTTCGATAAGGTATGGTGGGAAGACTTCCGCCGTGACGAGATCGAGGAGATACTGGCACTGACCGGAGCCAAGAACTCTGACTACACCGGAGGCAAGGGATGTGACAATCCATTTGCTAACTTCGATGGGTCAGAGGAGTTCGGCATTGATCCGTTAGTTGGTGTCGCTATCCGGATGCAGGATAAGTTCCAAAGGCTTAAAGCCTTTTGCAAGGACGGAGAGTTATCCCTTGATACTAAAGGGGACACAGTTCGTGACATCTACCGGGACCTGATTGGCTACAGCCTCATCAGCCTAGGGATGATCGAACGAGACTCTAATTAACTTCATGATAAAATAGAATGTAGCCTCGACAAGGTGTTGGGGCTACATTTATTTATCTACATGAGACACAAAACAACTATGCAAATATTAGAAGCCATACACGATGCAGTTCAACTTGGAAACAAGTTACATAAAGAGATTGACACACAAAAAATACCTAAGAAAGAGCAAGAAAATATTAAGTATTTGGGTCAATGCCTGCGGTCTATGGACTTCATCTTAAGCGATGAACGAAATAGAAAATCTACCACATAATGCAGAAGCAGAGGAAGCCGTCATAGCTTGCTGTCTTCTTGATGACTCGCCAGCCAACTACAATTCTGTTACCGAATTACTAACGGCTGAAGACTTCTTCATCAATAGGAACCAATGCATCTTTGATGCCATAGGTAAGCTAGTAAATGCTAGCCTGCCGGTGGATGAGATACACTTGTCCGAACAGCTAACCCGGGACAGGAACCTTGATACCGTAGGTGGGATAACATCCATCTACAGTATTATGGATCGGGTCCAAACTTCTTTGCAGATGAAACACTATGCAGAGATTGTCCGGGAGAAGTCGAACCTACGTAAGATGAACCGGGCATACCGGGTCGCAACCGAAAGCATAATAGCTCAGTCAGATCTGGCTGAGAACATTAAGCATACAGTTGACTCAGAGGTTAACCGGATTCACTTCACCCAAGAGAAGCCGAATGACTTAAGCTCAACTGCTGAGGAGATTAAGGATGAGTTCCGGAGGATGCTAGCCGGGGAGTTTGTTACGGATGCATTGCCTACTCACATTGGTAAACTCGACCAGCAGTTAGGCAACCGGGGCATAGCACCCGGCGAGGTGATTACCCTCGCGGCACCCACATCATGCGGTAAGTCAGCCTTGGCTCTTAACATAGCACTCAAGTCAGTCACTCACAACAATGCACCCTGTGCTGTATTCTCTTTGGAGATGCCACAGAAGCAGTTGTTTAAACGAATGACTCAGACCCTAGCCGGGGTGAACATCAAGCAGATAAGTGATGGTGTTATATCAGAGGAGAACATGAAGAAGGTTGATGAAGCAATCGACACACTTCACTCAGTGCCCCTATACACCAGTCATAGTGTTAAGTCAGCGGAGGATCTTGCATCTCAACTACGTAAGCTAGTGGACAAGCAAGGTGTAAAGCTAGCCGTGATTGATTACCTTCAGCTCATCCCGTTTAATTCCGGGAAGGTTGGCAAGGCGGAAGGCATTGCAAACATCTCTCATAAGATTAAGCAACTCGCCCTTGAGTTAAACATCGGTATCCTACTGTTGGCACAAGTCAATCGTGAGGGTGCCAAGCGAGACGGAGGCTTGGACATCTATGATCTAAAGGACTCCGGAGACATTGAGAATGATGCGGACGTTGTCCTTCTCATGTATCCACAACAGGGTAACTTCGAGGATTCAAAGATGGCTGACTCGAATGGACCATACACAAACCTTGAGTATAAGATAGCTAAGAATCGTGAAGGCGAACGAGGCACCATCGGATACTTTAAATTCTACCACGTAACAGGAAGATTCTACTAATGAATAATAAATATAAAATACTTGAAGCAGTAAGCAGTTCGTGTGACATAACTGTAAAAATAATATCGGGCACCCGTCGAACAAAGAAGGCATCCTATGCCCGGGACATCTGCTCATTCCTTATGCACAAGTGCGGATACTCGCACGAAAATATTAGCCGGATACTTAACCGGGAAAGATCATCAGTAACTCACGGGATCAAACGTGTAAGCAAACGTATCCAAGAGGAGAGTAACCGGGGGCGATTCATGCGGAGGCACCTCCGGGATATACTTGACAACTCTCTCAAGATGGACTATATAAATATAGATGAATGATACTAATATAGAACGACTTCAGGTCCGGATTGATTTGATCCGGGCAGAATCACGGA